CAGGACGTTGAGGTAACATTCTGAAACTATGCGATAAAGGGCATAATGGTGCAAGCTCTTCATAATTAAGGCTATTTACTTGCACATCTTCACTTGGAACAATCAAAGACGGCTTTTTGCCTTCTTTCTGTGAGGGAAGCACTTTGACTTTCAGCGTAGATTTAAGATGGCTAATAAAGTCTTTGATTGTTGCGAATCGTTCTATCATTTCGATTTTCCTTTCTATTTAGTTTAAATAAAATCGAAATTAACAGTGGTGCGAGCGAGCGTTATGCGAGCGAAGCAAGAGAAACTTTCAACGGCATTCCTACCCCCCAACCCTAACATTCAAGGGGGTCCTATGTATGTATATCTAGCGCACACAAAATTTTTATAATTTTTCAAAAACTCAACCTAAATCGTTAATTTTCAGTGATTTACGCCTAAAAATAAAAAAACGCTTGGAAAATATTTTTTTTGGGTTATTTTCTACCAGAGGTATATATATAGAGGTAACCTTAGAGGTAGCCTCTGCGGTAGTCTTCTTTAAAGACAAAGAAATACATAGGTATAAGCTATCTGTGTATAGGCGTTGGGTAGTTAGAGGTACCTAAATAATAAACTATTTGGAAGTATGTGTTTGTTATAGTTAAATTATAGCTATAATATGGCGTATAAAGAGCAAAATACAGCAGATTCTGTTAGAATTACCTATGATAAAGGTGTTAGTCCTGTTTGGGCACAATTGCTCCATAAAGGGGTAGAAAATAGGGCTAAACTTAAGAGTAATTTGGCAAAAGTAGGTGAAAGCCCAGAGCTTATACCTGCAGCATTCTTAGGAAAATCGCTTTTAGACAGGTTTATAGACCCTGCTTTAACTAAATTACTACCAGATAGTGTAAAAGCTGATGTATTAAGGAATAAAATTACATTTTCTCCTGGTAAAAAAACTCAGTTAGGATTTAAACTAGACAAAAAGAATCCTTTACTAAGTGTTAACATGAAGTTTTAATGGAAGAATTACGAAGATTATTAGCTAAAATAGGTGTTTCAGAGGCAGATATGGAAAAAGCCTTAGATAATATGAAGTCATGGTCAAAACAGGTTAGAATGATAGAGTCTGATAATAATCCTATGGCTATGCCAAAAAACACTACAGCTAAAGGTGTATATCAGTTTGTTGATGCATCTGTACCAGTTGGTAAACAAAGGATGAGGAATGTAGGTTTTCCAGAAGAATTAATAGCTTCTATACCGATGAACCCTCAGCAATGGACAGATAGTCAAGCAGACAATATATTCTTTGGAAATGTGTTTGCTCAAACAGGTAGTGACCCAATATTAAGAGAAATAGCTATGGGCAATCAAATGGCTAGAAGACAAGCGTATTATAAGTTTCATCATACAGACCCTGATGAAGCAACTATGCTAAGAACAGAAAAATTTATACCTGTGTCAAACCAGCCAGTAGATGATTTATTTACAAACTATACTAAAAGTAAACTTTAATGTATACGATAGACATACATCATAAAGGCGATAAAAAACCTACGTCATACAAGATTTATAACAAAGCAGAGGCAGATGACAAAGAAATTAAATACAAAGAATGGAGAGAAGCTGAAGAAGGAGATTACGCAATATCCGATGATAAATACGTGGCTAAGGTCATCAGCAAGTCCGTATATAAACCCACTAGCGTTTATATTCGTCTTCCCTACGGTTATACTTTTTATAATCCTCGTTATAGCTCCGTTAAGCTTAATGCTTCTGGTAGGAAAGCCAATAACACAATATCTGGCAAAACACATTGGGAAGTTTTGTCAGCTGGGCAAAAAATGAAAAACTTAGCTATGGTCTATGCTCAGACTATGGACTATGACAAAACAATCAATCACGTTCTAGATAATCCTAGTGACAGTACTAAAGTCATGTGGAAGAGAAGAATGAAAAAGGAGAAGTTTAAAGATATGGTAAGAGAAGAGTTACAGAAGTTACTTCAAGAGCACGGCCTTACAGAGGCTTATACATTAGAACTTCTAGAAGAAACTATTAAAAAAGCTAAAGATAAGGGTGATATTACAAACTTAATGAGAGCTGTTGATAATCTACAAGATATGCATGGTATGAAAGAAAAACATCTTGTCAAAACAGTAGAATCATTAGAGGCTACAAGTAATGTTAAATTGATAGATGAACTTAGAGAACAAGAAGATAAGCTTATTGCAACTAGAACTACAACAAAGGAGGAAGAGTAATGCCTTACGGAAAAGGAACATATGGCAGTCAAGTAGGTAGACCAGCTAAAAAATCTAAAAAATCAGAAATGGGTCATAGTAGAAAAGGAAAAACAAAAGGAACTAATTACAAGCCTGGTAAAAAGCTTCCTGCTATGAAAATGACTAAGAAAAATAAAAATAAGGATATGATGGCATAATGGCTAAACCAAAAAATAAAGCATTGTACGCTAGAGTCAAAGCTTTGGCTAAAGCTAAATTTAAAGTATGGCCCTCTGCATATGGAAGTGCTTGGTTAGTTAGAGAGTATAAAAAAAGAGGTGGTACATACTAATGGCTAAAGGCGGACTTAAAAAATGGTTTGCTGAAGATTGGCGGGATGTTAAAACAGGCAAGAAATGCGGTAGAAGCGGTAAAAAAGATGCAGGAAGACCTTATCCTGCGTGTAGACCCGCTTCTGTTGCTAGTCGTATAAGTAAAAAAGAAGCATATAAAAAAACAGGACCACATCATGTTAAATGGTCTATTACAGCATCTGGAAAGAAAAGGAAAAAATAATGGCAAAGACACCAGCATGGCAAAGAAAAGAAGGTAAAAGTAAAAGCGGTGGTTTAAATAGAAAAGGAATAGCATCTTACAGAAGAGCTAATCCTGGTTCTAAACTAAGCATGGCTGTTACTACTAAACCTTCTAAATTAAAGAAAGGCAGTAAAGCAGCTAAAAGAAGAAGTAGCTTTTGTGCTAGAATGTGTGGTATGAAACGTAGATTAACTAGTGCAAAAACAGCTAATGACCGTAATAGTAGGATAAATAAAGCTTTAAGAAAATGGAATTGCAACTGTAGTAAGGAAAGAGCTAGAAAACTAAGCAATAGATAATGGATTACGAAGAAAAGTATGAGCAGTTGCAGGCTCTTAAAAAACTACGTAATAACATGGCTTTATTTGGGAAGCATTGTTTTCCTACTGCGCTTAAAAAATCCACTCCACCATTTCATAATGAAGTTTATAAAAATTTGTCAAATGATGAAAAACGCAGGGTTCTTATAGCAGCACCAAGAGGTACGGCTAAATCTACAGTTACTACCCTTATATTCCCATTATGGAAAGCAGCATTTAAAGGAACAAACGATGAATTATTTATAGTTATAGTATCTGAGTCACAAGCTCAGTCTATAAACTTTTTATCACGTATTAAATATCATTTGACACATAGCAATAGATTTAAACAAATATTTGGGGATTTAGGTCCTAATACAGCTAAAAGGTGGACTCACACAGATATAGTACTTGCTAATGGTACTCGTATGATAGCTGTAGGTACAGGACAAAGAGTTAGGGGTTTTATTGAAGGAGATACAAGACCAAACCTAATTATAGTAGATGATTTTGAATCAGAGTTAAATGCTTACACACCAGAAGCTAGAGCTAAAAATAGAAAGTGGATGACAGAAGCTGTAATACCATCATTGTCAGACGAAGGTAGAATAGCGATGATAGGAACAGTAATATCAGAAGATTGTTTTTTATGTTGGGCTAAAGAATCGTCTGCTTGGAATACGCTTTGGTATTCTATATGGGATGAAGATGAAAATAGTATTTGGCCTGAAAGATTCCCAAAAGACAGGATATTGGCTATAAAGGATGAATTTTCATCCGTAGGAAATATAAATGGATTCTATCAAGAATACATGAATATAGCCCAATCTCCTGATGATGCACCATTTCAACCAGATTGGATTAAAATACATCATTATGACTTCGAGAGAAGAAATGGTCAAAATATTTTAATTAAAAATAAAGGATTAGAAAATGAAGAAATCAAACCTGTGGAGTTGTATACTGGTGTTGACCCTGCAAGCTCTTTGTCTTCTAGGGCTGATTATTTTGTTATCGCTACTATTGGCATTGATGCGGATAATAATAAGTATATAGTAGATATATACAGAAATAGAATATCTCCAGCAGAACAACCTCAAGTTATTATAGATACTTACAAAAAATTTAAACCTAGAAGAGTTAAAGTTGAGACAGTAGGTTATCAAGAGGCATTAAGAACTGCTGTTAGAGAATTAATGAGAGAAGACAATTTATACATACCAGGTCTTGAATCTGGTGTAAAACCTAGAAATAGTAAATCAGAAAGGTTATTATCACTAGTTCCATTGTTTGCAAAAGGGACTTTTTACTTTAGACCAGAAGATATTAAAGCTCAGCAGGAGTTTTTATCTTATCCAAGAGGTAAACATGATGATGTCATGGATGCTATATGGACTGCTTTAGATGGCTCTAAGCCGTGTAGAATAAAACAATTTGACAACAAATCTAAAGAAGATTGGCGTAATAAAGAAAAAAGTCTTGATTGGATGACAATGTAAGTGTTAAATTAAGCATATGGCATATAATAAAAAAAATGGCGAAAACATACCAGATATAGTAACAGATACGCTAGACCTCTTCGATAGATATTCTAGCAAAAGAGACGTTTGGGCACAACAAGCCAAAGAAGACAAAGAATTTAGATTAGGTAAACAATGGTCTAAAGAACAAAGAAAAGTTCTAGAATCAAGAGGACAAGCTCCTATTGTAATAAATAGAATACATCCAGCTGTAGAATCAGCAAAAGCTATGCTTACAGCAAATAGACCTTCTTTTAGAGCTGCTCCTAGAGAAGACTCTGATAATAAAGTAGCACAAGTAATGAGTGCTTTACTTACATATATGTATGATATATCAGATGGAAGAACAGTTATTAGACAAGCAGTTGATGACTATTATGTAATGGGTGTAGGTTTTATAAATGTATATCAAGACCCTATGATGGATAAAGGTAAGGGTGAAGTGTGTTTTCATGATGTAGACCCTTTAGATGTATATGTTGACCCTAATAGTAGACATAGGTTTTTTGATGATGCAGAAAATATTATAATTTCAAAATTATTTACTAAAGACCAAGCTAAAAAAGTTTGGCCTATGTATTCAAAGGCAATTGATAATGCTAGTGATGAAGGTGGTAATAGAGTTGATTGGAATGCTCCTGATACAGGAAGAGAAGATGACGGTCAGGTTCAATTTCCAGAAGATGTAGGTAGATTAGATAATCAAAATTATATTCGTGGATACGAAAGATATTATAAGGTAGACGTAACTGAGTATAGAACATTTGAAAAATTCTCTGGTAAAGAAGAATTATTAAGCGAAGATGATTATCTTGAATATAGCGATAGACCAGCTTACTCTATACAAGGTCAAATAATTGCAGATGCAGGTAAAGCAAAAGCTTTATATACACAATTATTACAACAAAGACAGCAGATTGTCATGCAAAAAGCTCAAGAATTAGCGTTTTCTGGTTCTTATAGTGAAGAGCAAGCTGCAGCGTTAGCTGAAGAAGAAGTTTCTCAAATAGAATTTGTTGAAGTAACTTATGCTGAGTTAATAGCTACAGGTCAAATAGATATAGTAAAAATTACTTGTAAAAAAGTTAAACAATGCGTTATAATGGGTAATACTAAATTGTATGAGAGAATATTACCTTTAGAGCATTATCCTATTGTACCTATAATGAATGTTCATACAAGAACTCCATATCCAATGAGTGATGTAAGAATAGTCAAACCTTTACAAGAGTACATAAATAAAACACGTTCTTTGATAATAGCTCATGCTACTACAAGTACTAATACTAAGATATTAGTTCCTGAAGGTAGTGTTGATATGAAAGATTTTGAAGAAAAGTGGGCTCAACCTGGAGTTGCGATACCTTATGACCCCACAGATGGAGCTCCTATGCCAGTTCAGCCCACACCCCTTCCTAATGAATTATATCATAATGAGCAAACAGCTAAAAATGATATTGACCATGCATTAGGTTTATATGAAATGATGATGGGTAATGCTCAAGCAGCTCCTCAAACATATAAAGCTACTATATCTATAGATGAATTTGGTCAAAGAAAAATGAAATCTAAATTAGCTGATATAGAAGCTGCATTAACTAGAGTTGGTCAAATAGCTATACCTTTAATGCAACAATTATACACTACACAAAAAGTATTTAGAGTAGTACAACCTAATAATTCTTTGTCTGAATATGTAATTAACAAAAAACTAGTTGATGATAAATCAGATGAAATTAAAGTTATAAACGATATAACGATAGGTGATTATGATGTTATAGTAGTAGCAGGCTCTACATTACCTTCTAATAGATATGCAGAATTAGAGTTTTATATGGATGCATATTCAAAAGGTATTATTGATAGACAAGAAGTTCTTAAGAAAACAGAAGTCTTTGATATGGAAGGTGTAATGGAAAGAACTGATATAATAACTAGACTACAACAAGCATTACAACAATCTCAAGAAGAGATTAAAAGACTTAAGGGAGATATGCAAACTAGAGATAGAGAAGCAGTTAACCTTAGAAAACGAGTTGAAGTTGAGAAGTTTAAAACAGACCTCGGCGATATTAGTAGTAAAGCTAAAGCGGCGGGCACTCTATACGAAAAACGACTTGATGACGGCTTATCCACTATTAAGTCTCAAATGAGAGACTCAATCAAACAAATAGGCTCACCCTCTATTGGTGGTAAAGAGGCAGTCAAAGGAGAGAAATAATGACACAAGAAGACAATATACAAGTAGATACCCCTCAAGAAAGTGAACAAAATTTTAGCTCTTTAGAAGAAGCTATATTTGGCAGTCCAGAGGGCTCTAGTGATGTTTCGAGTGCTTTTACTAGTGGGAACGAAGAAAGTACTGAACCAGCTCCAGTAGAAACTGGACAACCTGAAGTAAGTCAACCAGTAGAAACAAGTCAACCAGAACAAACTAATAATGATGAAACTCGTTATCAATATTGGCAGTCACAAGCTGACAAATATAAAAATGAGTTAGAAGCATTAAAAAATACACAGCCAGCTCCTGTTCAACCAGAAGCTCCTGTTGTAGATTCTGAGGCTGATGAGTTTCCATCTGCACCTTCTAGACCACAACGACCTAGACTTTATAGTAGGGAAGAGGCTTATACTGACCCTGCAAGTGAAAGCGCTAGGTATGATGAGGAGTTAAGTCAATGGCGTGATGACATGAATGAATATAATTCACTTAGAGCTCAGTATCAATCAGCTATGTTAGAAGAAAAGTTTAATAAACTTGAATCTGATAGAGTTGAAGCAGCTAAAAGACAAGAAGCTGCTGCTGCTGAAGCTAAACAACAGGCTGAGATAAAGTCTCATATAATGGGACATCATGGTATGAATGAAAGTGAAGCAAATGATTTTATGGAAAAAATGTCTGACCCAAACTCAATAACTGTCGATAATTTAGTTCAATTGTATAGAATGCAAAATGGAAATACAGCACCGCAAACTAATGCACCTGTACAACCTTCTGCTTCTTTTCAACAGACAAAGAATGCACAGCAAGTACCATCTCCTATGGGAGTGATGCCTTCTGGTCAATCTAATGCTGATAATAAATCTTTTGAAGATAAAATTATGGACAACTTAATAGGGAATTTTAATAGTAAAAACCCTTGGAAATAGTTTAATTTAACCGCTCTACCCGAAGGCCTAATCAGGTAGTTGAGGGAGGGCATAAAAAAAAGGATGGAATCAAATGGGAACATTTTATTCAGGTGCAGCTGGCAATACGCTTAATAGCGCTGTTTCAATCAACGATTCTAGACGTAAGTTTAATTTCGGTGAGAGAGTTGCTGAGTTAGCACCAATGCAAAGTCCATTCTTCGTATATTTATCGAAGGTGGCAAAAAAAGCTACTAATGACCCTGTGTTTAAATTTCTTGAGCAGAGACATCAGTGGCAAAGAAGGAATGTAGTAAACGTAGACGTTAAAACAAACGTAGACCCTGATGGAAGTTTGACAACTTTAGCAGTTAATTGTGATTATGATTCATATGGAAAAATAGCAGCTGACCAACAGCCTGGATTTTTACTGCCTAATCAAATATTAGCTATGAAAGGTGTTAATCATTCTACTAGTGCAGACGTAGTAGTTTATTTTAAAATATCAGCAGTTGATTTAACAACAGATGCAGCAGAAGCTAACTTAACAGGTACTGTAATTGCTGTAGATGGTGTTAATATAGGTAGTAAATCTAGCTGGCCTGCAGGAGTCACTATTGCAGCTGACAAACCTGGTCAAATAGTTGGTACTGCATTTGCTGAAGGTACTTCAGAACCAGATGGTTGGGAAGATAAATTATTTGACAGAGAAGGGTATTGTCAAATCTTCAAAACTGGTATGAATATCTTTTCTGGTACATCAATGGCTACAGAGTATAGAGGAATTGCTAATGAATTTCAGAGAATATGGCAAGATAAGTTAATGGAACATAAGATGGATATAGAGCAAGCTATGTTGTTTGGTGTAGGTTCTCAGTCAAATGAGACTAGTGGTGCTCCAACAAGACAGACTTGGGGTATCTTACCTTATACTGAAACTTATGGAAAAGTATATAACATGACATATTCTTCTTCTGGATATGATGCATTCTTAGATGCTATGGAGGATTTGTTTGCTCCTGAGTCAGGTAATAGTGGTGATAAATTAGTGTTAGCTTCTAGAAAAGTAATCACTTACTTAAATAAATTAGGTAGTGGTTCTTTCTTAAATAACACTGTTGGTTCATCTCAGTATAAACTAGATGTTGCTACTGTTCCTGGTGCTTTTGGTCACCAAGTTACAATGGTAAATACAATATTTGGTAATCTTCATTTTGTACAAGAGCCTTTATTAAGAGGTATCTGGGAAGACTACTGTGTATGTGTTGACTTAAAAAATGTAGCTTACAGACCATTACAAGGAAATGGAATTAGTCGTGATACCTTCATCGAAACTAACGTTCAAGATAACGGAACTGATGGTAGAAGAGACCAAGTAATTACAGAAGCTGGTCTTGAAATAAGTGTACCTGAAACTCACGCTATTTTGAAATTTAGTTAGGAGGTAGGATATGGCAGACCAAAGTAATCTTACTATAGGTGGCATTGGTGGGGACCCTTCGGGGTCCCATCCCATAGGTGATTTAGATGTTAATTGGACAAAAACAATTGATGATAAATCAATTAAATACACAGCTAATACTATAATGTCAGACCCTGGAGCTAGTTCTGCAGATGCAACTGATACTTATTATAGTGAAGAATTGTGCCTTGGTCCAATTAAATCTGGAACAACTTTAGAAGTTGGCGATACTGGTGATGCTCAAATAAAAACATGTTGGCAGTATTATGTTCAATCAAATAGTAATAATTTTAACAGTGGTAACGAAGTAGTTCCTGGTACTTCAGCTAATTTAGATGGTGGTACTTGGACAGATATTGGAACTGCTGCTCAAGATTATAGTACTGAATATATACTTCCTAATGTTGATGTTGATGAAGACATAATGGGCAATGGTGTTACTAGATTGAGAGTTAAAATGGTAGTAACTGATGCTGGTGGCGATGGTGTTGCAGCAGGTTTAGTTACAGCAGGTGTAGCTGCAGTTAATGCTGCATATGCTTATTATCCAATTGACAAACAAGCTAAAAAGAATGATACTGTTAGTAATCCAGTTACAGTTGGCGGGATAGGTGCTGACCCATCTTAGTAAGTAGTTTAATAATCGTAGACGGGGCCTCGTGCCCCTTCTACATAAATTTTAAAGGAGAAAAATGAGTGATTTAACAATAACCCATAATGGGGCGGCTCAAACAGCAAAAGCAGGTTTTAATCAAAAGAAAGGAACTGTTGAAAGAGTTACTGTAACTTCTTCTGCTAGTGCTTTTACAAGTGGAGATGTTATGTGTTTGTCTACTGAAATTCCTAATGCAACAAGAATAAAAGGTGGATTATCTAAATTAATAGCAATTACAGTATTAGATTTATCAGGGACAATAGATAATACTGCTGGAACTATGGATATAATTTTTAGCGAAAATCAAGCAAATTTTATTGGAGCTATATCTCCAAGTTCAAGTGGTGGCCCTACTATTAATGACGCTAATATAAAAGCATCTAATCCCTTAGGAGCATTAACAATTTTAGATACCCAAATGGATATTCCTATAGGGGGAACAGCTTCTATTACTATGACTGGTATGACTGATGATAATCAAGAAAGAATGCCTTTTTTACTTCAAAGCGCATCAACTTCAACAAGTGTTTATTTTTCATTAATAGCTAGAGATGCAGTAGATTTAAATGCAGCTGATGATTTGACTTTTATTTTTCATATTGAATATTTAGATTAATGGCACAAGGCGGAACAATAGCCCAAAGAATAACTGACCTAATAGGTTCTATATATTCAACAGAAGCTGCATATGAAGGTGATTTAATTAATGCTGCTATAAATGAAATAGCAGATATGTTACCTAAAGATGTTTTATTAAAATATTCTAAAACACCTGGTGTTCTTACATCTAACTCTGAATGGCTTGTTGAAGATAAAAAAATATTAAAAGTAGTTAGGGTTGATGCAGATTTAAACGGAATAGAAAGACAATGCAAGGAGGTTGATAGAGCTTTTTTTGGAGTTGCTGGAGATAGTGGTAGTTTATATAAGGCTACTGCACATAGTCCAATATATCACGAGGATAGCGCAAATGCAGGTGCAGCAACATTAAAAATATTACCTGAACCTACTGGCTCACAACAAGGTAAAATATGGTATTTTAGTTATGTAGCTAATGGTACTGATTCTACTGGTATTACACAAGCTACAGTAAATACATCTTTATATCTTCCGTCAAATTTAATACATGCTATATGTTTAAAAAGTAGTGTTAATATACTTAAAGCGTATATAAGCAATCAAGTTCAAGATGAAGAAGATATAGAGCTTATGCAAATGATAGCAACTCAAATGCAATTATTAGAAAAAGATTTTATGACTGAAATGCAAAGATATGTAAGTCAAGAAAAACCAGAGGGAGAATAATGACAGCAAAACAAATGATAGAATTAATACAGCAACATCACCCTCATATAAGCGAAACAGAAGCTTTATTATTACTTAACGAAGCTAAAGATGAATTTTGTGAAGAGACAGAAATGTCTAAGACTGTTATATCTTCAGTTACTACAGTTGCTAATCAATTATTATATGATATTGATTTGGCTGCTGATAGTGGAGATAGTGATATATTAAAAATTAATAAGGTATGGGTAGGAGATGCTGGTTCTGGGATACTCTTAAATAGATTGCAAGGAACACTTAAAATAAAGGATGTATCGTAATGGCAAAACAAGTACACAGAGCTTGGTTTACAGAAGTTGTTTCTGGAGATGTAAAGTTAGCTTTAGTTGAAAACACATCCAGAACTGTAGATGGAATTACTGATGAATGGCAAGCAATAACAGAAACTGGTTTAACAATATATATTGAAGGCACAGCAAATGATGCTGATTTAACTGGAACATCTAGTACTTTTAGTAAAATACCTACAAGATACCATAAATGTATAGTAGATAAAGTTATAGCTATGGGTTATAGAGACCCAAGAAATAAAGATTTGCAAAGCGCAGAATATTTTGAAGCACTTTACAAAAAAGGAGAAAAAAGAGCTAAAAAAATGGCTAGAACTAATTATGTAGAAGGCTCTGGAAGGATAATACCACAAGATTTTTAATATTTAATTATGAGGATGCAATCAGTTAAAATGGAAGATTACGTTAAAAGTGTTTTAGGAGATTACGCTTATGTTATTATAGGCGGTTCTTTTTTGTTTATATTTAAATCAACAATAGAATCAGCTGTAGAAGGTTTAAAAATATTTCTTGGCAATGACTTAAATACAGATGATGTAATACATTTTGATGGAAAACCTGCTCGTGTAGTAAGAGTAGGTCTTTGGAAAACAATACTCTTTGTATATGAAGTAGGGTGCGCCAAAGGAAAGCCTTATATAAAAGGTGGAAATAAATTAGCTATACAAAACGGTCAATTAAAAAGCCATATAATAGAAAAACCACTTCCTATGTTAGATTTGTCTAAATGGGATGATTGCGAGGATGAATGAAAGATACATTAAAAATTTTGGCAAACAATCCAGAGATAGGAGTAAGTTGGACTTGCTTGTCTACAATAATAAGTTATTCTAATTATTTTAATCCATTATTAACATTTTTATCATTGTCAATTGCTATAATAGTTGGCTTAATGACAATTTACGGAAAGATTAAAGGTTAGCAATGCCAGGGCTAGGATACTTCATATTAGGCTTTATAATAGTCTTTTTTGGAGGTCTCTGGTGGCTTGGTAAGTTTGAATTATTTGACTTGTATATGGATGATGATGAACCATGGGCATAGATAATATGTGGAAAAAAGAATTTGAGTTAGAGTTAGCTGACGTTAAATTGAGGTTAGAAAAACTTGAAAAAAATTCACATCCTCCAAGAGAGTTTGTGAAATGTTCAGAATGTAACTGTGAAATAAAGGAGATTAAATGAAGGCAATTATAATTAGCATGCTTAAAAGTATTTTTAGTGAAGAAATGATTAAGTCTGTTGTTGTGGCTTTAGGAGATTACTTAGTATCTAAAAGTTCTAACAAACTTGATGATAAACTTTGGGCTCAAGTTAAGAAACGCTTAAGCTAAAATGATAAAAGAACTTTCAACTAGAATGGTGTTAGTGGTTGACTTAGTAGATAAAGTTAAAGGTAAATTATTAAATAAGTTAATAAAAAATATAAACTTAATTTACAAAGACAACCCAGGCCATTGTCCTAACTGTCACTGTGACGAGGTAATAGGGGTTGAAATAATGGGTGCCAAAGATGGAGTCCTGCTATGGGAATGTGAAGCTTGTGAAGAAATGTTTTTAAAATATACAGCTGATAAAACTGAAATAGAATTGCAGAATGCAAAATACTGTTGGACAAATTCTAAAGATTGGGGTTACGTTCCTAGGAGTAAATTTAACTAGGAGTTTTTTGATAAATGAAGAAAACTAAACAAGGAGTGATTAAAAGAGCAATAGTCACTCCAGATAAACATGCGCCTATACACGATAAGGCGGCAATAAATGTAGTTAAACAAGCAATAGAGCTTGTAAAGCCTGAAATATACGTAGATTTAGGCGATTTAGGTGAGTTTGGTAGTGTATCTCACTGGCAATGGAAACGTAAGAAAAAACCACCATTAGAGTATATAATGCCTAAAGTTGATGAAGATATAAAAGGCGTTAATGAGTTACTTGACATAATAGATGAATCTTTGGACAAAGTTAATTGCAAAGAAAGGCATATATGTGCAGGGAATCATGATGAATGGTTAGATAGATTCGTAGAAGAGCATCCTTATCTAGACTATCGCTTTGAAAAAGTATGTAGATTCAAAGAGAGAGGGTACAAATATCACCCACCTGGGAAGTACCTTAAAATAGGAAAGCTCTATTTTTATCACGGGCACCATTTTGGTGGTCAATACCACGCAGCGAATCATCTTAGAAAGTTAGGTGCCAATATAATGTATGGTCATCATCATTCCCTGCAACAAGATAGTGTTACTTTTATGGATGGACCAAGGTCAGCCTGGTCATTAGGATGTTTAAAAGATATGTCAGCAGAAAAAAATCAATGGCTTGGTGGTAGAGTTCATAAATGGGCACATGCATTTGCAATAATAGATTACTATAGAGGTGGTAGATTTACTGTAGATATAGTGCAAATAATAGATGGCAGAACAACAGTATGGGGGAAGTTGCTTGATGGAAATATATAATATAATAATACCAGAAGATTATTGGACATCTTCTGAAAAAATAGAATGGGAGATAAATGCCTAGACAATTAGTAGAAATAAAAAACTTTGATATTGGAACAATATTAAATTCATCAGAAAAAGATATACCAGAAGATTCTTCGGCATTTTCTTTAAATATTAATCCAACTTCAGAAAATGGAATATTAACTTCTATTAATTGCGATAAATTATTTTTAAATAATATTGAAAACACAACAACCATAAGCTCTCCAATGTCTTGGGATAATAAAGCTTATAATAATAGTAATACCTTTTCTGATTTAAATAAACATCACATAGATGATGTAACAATATTTGAAGAAAAAAGTTCTGCTGATATTTCTTATATAGGAACTAAAGGTTTTAGAGAAAATATCATAGCTCAAGATATTAAACCTTGGTATGAAAAAATAATAGCAGTTGATGGAAGTCAATTAACATTTTATCCATCCCCTGGAATATTTCCTAATGATGATTATATTCCTTATTTATCAGCTACTAATTCTATAACTGAATCTGTTACTAATTTTGCAGCTACTGGATTTACTAATGGAGAAGCTACTATAACTATAACAGGCAATTCTATTGCTGGAGAAACATTTATTATAACTACTCCTGATGGAAAAGAAGTTACATATGAAATTGACCATGATGGCACTCCTGCTAACGGTGAATTAAAAGGTAGTAATACTTGCGTTCAACTTGATTCAACATTAGGAAGTGCTACTAATATGGCTACCAGGGTAAAAGAAGCTATAGAAAATACTACTAATGGTCACGGCACTAGGATTTCAATTACTCAGGCATCTGGCGTTTTAACACTTACCTATGCTCAAAACATTATTTCTGAATATTTGCCTGTTAATAGTTATTTTAGTCTTGCTACTGCGAATTATAATAGTAATGAAATTATAAAAGTTGAAAGTATAGATGAGGATAATAATAGAATATATATTAAAAGAGGTTGTTTTGGAACTCCTATAGAGTCATATGCAGCGTCAACAAAGTTTTTTATATATTCAAATAAAATAACAATAGATGGCACTCAAGCTAATACTACTAGAGGTTATTTTAATATAGTAAACGAAAGTAAATATTCAGGTAATCATATAGGCGGTAATTCTTCTTATTTAAACAGAAGTACAACTCAAGCTAACAATGCTGTGCTTGGTGGAACTATAGCTTCTGCAAGTTATAATGTTAGCTATGATAGTACAGCTAAAACAATATCAATTGCTGGTGTTGGTATATCTTCATTGCCTTTTTATGAGGGTGATACAATAAATGTATACCATAGTGATACACATGTAAGTAATGGATTTAGCGCTAAAATACTTAAAATAGCAGGTAGTAATCCTATAGTACTAACATTAGATACAGCTCCTACTACAACAGAAACAGAAAGTTCTGATACAGTATATATAGAAGCTAATTTAATAAAAAATCATACATTTACTCATAAACAAGGAACAACAGGTTCTTTAGCGTCTACATATGCTTGTAATGATTGGACAAAACATAGATTATCTGATGCAAATCCTGAAGGTTCTGCTAGGCATGATAATGATTATCAGACAACAAACAGTAGTAATGTTGCTATAGTTACAAGTGGTGGAGGTTATTGGGAAACATCTAATGGAAATATAGATTTAGGAGGAACATCTGATAATGCTTTAAATTTTTACCCATTTATAGAAAATGATGTTTATCTAAAAATAGTATCTACTTATGTAAATGCTGGTAATGATGGAGGTTCTGTTACTTTAACAAATGCTTTAGCAGCTTCAATGGCTGCTAATACTTTGATATTAAGTAGAGATGTGAGCAATATTTTAGCAATAGGAGATATAATTAGTAGTGTTGGGGCTGGTAGTGTAGTTGAGTACATGAAAGTTTTGTCTGTTGAAAATAGGCAAATAAAAGTTAAAAGAGCTTATTTTGATGCTACTAATTTAGTAGCTCATAGTGCAGCTACAAATTTGAAAAAAAATGTTAATTATTTAGCAAGACAAACAATATCAAAAGATTTATTAAAACCTGGTCAAGATTATGTTCTTTCATTTTATGCTAAAACAACTGCAGCTAATGTTGCAGCTCAATCACGTGGAGCTTTATCTATAAGTTTTAATGGAGGTTATATAAATTATGAAGGGAATTGGGTAAGTCCATCAAAAAATGTTTTAAAAGGACATTTAGGTAATGACCCTAAAAATTTAACAAAAGAAGATAGATGGATAGGTATTGAAGAATTAGACAAACCTAATAACGATATAGCTGTTGGAACTAATCCTATTCCAACTGCAAGTGGGTTAGATGAACATTGGAGAAAGTATATTTTAAGATTTTCAATACCTAAAGGTATTGAATTAACTACAGATGTAGAACTTGATTTATGTGCTAGAGGACAAGATACAAATGAATTGCATGTAGATTTAATTGATTTAATTGAAGACACTAAAATAATATACGCTAACAAAAACTCTTTGTTAAAAACAAATGTTTTACTAGATAATGGTGGAATTAAAGATTTAGTATCTTATGATTCAATTAAAAGAAAACTACAAGTAATAACATCTATATTTGAAGAGCCTACTTTAAAAGAAAACTTTACAAAATCTTTTTTTGCAGCAACAACAATAACATCATCTATAGAGGATGCTAGTATTGTTATTAAAAATAGAGAAGCTCATATTGGATTTGGTGGAGGTAAAGGAGATACTCCTCCGCAATGGTTAGGCTATCCTGCTCATAAGTTATTTGATGCTGATTATACATCAGAACTATATCAAGATGAAGATACAGTTCATAAATATGACGGAGAGTCTACTGCTGGTCTTAATTTGTCAAAAATATGTTTAGCTGGTGAACATGAAAGATTAGTAGCTACTTGGAATGCTAGTAATGCTGATTTAACAATTGCACATGCTAGACATAGTATGAATATAGGCGATAATATTGTTATTAGACAATATAAAGATGTAAGTAATAGTTGGGATGGTAGTGGTGTATGGATAGTAGAGTCAACAACTACCAATACTTTTGTTTGTGTAAGAGCTACGACATATGATGCTAATCCAACAGTTGCAAGTGGTAGTTTAGCTTTTGATACTGATAGTGATGGAACAAAAGACAATGCTGAAAGTCTTATATCTTATAGACCGTATTATTACTATGGTATAAAAGATGGTGATAATTGCATATACAGAATATGGCCTGATGCTAAATTAGGTGGAGGTGGTTCTGGAGATGACTCTTTAAATACTTTGTCTACTACTTATACTAAAGGCAAAATAGAAAGGTCTTTACCTATAAATACAGAAATAACATCAATAGCTACTTGTTATAATAAAAAAACAGATGGTACTGGTGGAGGTAGGATTTATATTTTGTCAAGTATAAATAATCAAGTATTGTCTTATGATGTTCAAGTAAAATATGATGAGTGGGAAACAAAATCTTTGAATGAAGTTTCTACAATGGACTTAGTATTTAAATCTTTTAAATGGAGCAATGATAATGTTACTGGAGATATAGGCGGTAATACAGAAGTATTTGGAGGTTTATCTGAAGTAAGCACTCCTACTATAAATTATTCGGGTTTATTATCTGATATAATTGAAACAAAAGCTCCTAATGAAACTTTAGATTTTGATGAAACTACAAATGCTGGCTATACAGAAGATATGTTTGATACAAGGTTATGGATTCAATCAAGACCAGATGCAGAAGGATTTAGCGAAGGTGATAGATTTTTATTTTGTGCTTTGACTAATGATACAAATACTGATGGTCCAGATATATTATATTGCGCTGATAGAACGCCTCCTACTACAATGGTAACTAATGTTTTTAATAATCCTAATAAATTTATTGCAGGACCTGGTTTAGAACCCACTGCTTCAAAAAGAAGCTATTTTAAACCTTGGATACACAGTAATAATACTCTTGACAGAATTGCTCCCGTTATAGATTCAGAAGGAAATATTGGAACTGTTGTAAATGGTGAAGCTGGCGGTTATCATGAACCTTATATTAACTTTGGTCACAATGTAGGTTGGGATGCAGGAGAAGATAATAATAATCAATTATCTATTAAAGTTGCAAAGTATGGTTTATTTCAAATGGCAGATAACAATGGCGATGGTATAATAGATGGAACTGGATTAGTATCTCCTAATGATACTACAATGACAAGTGCAACTGAAGGTCCTTATGGGAAATACCATCAACATGTTTGTGGGCATGTTGTAGGATTAATAGGTGGTTGTAATTTAAACTGGGTAAAACATTGGGGTAGAATGCACAATGTTGACCATAGCGGTTATTTTAATGTTGGATTTGGAGACGGTCCTCATCAAGATGCTCCAGAATTAATGAAAGCAGACAAATGTATATTTGTTTCTTCTGACACACATTATGGAGATGACCAACCTGATGAAGAATATACTTTTAATGCTAAAGCTACAGTTGATAGTGGTAAAATGACAGAGTTAACAGTTGATTCTTCTAATGGAGTTACTGGATTAAATATTGGAGATACTGTATATTTAACACATCCTGGAGTTGCTTCAGTTATAAATTCTGTTGATAGAAGTAATAATAAAATTACAGTAACAACTGTATATTCAGATTTTTCATCTGCTTCTGGAAGTATATATCCACATGCTATACATTTATTAAACAGAAGAAATACAGGTGGTGTGTTAGATGGTGCTGAAGCTTTTCATTGGTCTTTTGATAGTAGAGACCCTTTAAATGGAGACATTTTCACAGAAGGAGAGGGCTCTGGTCATTACACCAAAACATATATGACACCTCCTTCTTATTGGGGAGGTCCAAAAGGAACATCTGGAGATTATAGTCTTAATATAAATCCTGGTTTATTATGGAAAATAGAAAAATTAAGTTTTAGAGCAGGTGTTATGATTAGACCTTTTAGCATGGATGACGATGATTTTAATGATTTAATTATAGGTAATGGAGTAAGTGTAGATATGCCTTGCTATCCTAACCCTGTTTACCATACAAAACAAGGTACAAAGCTTCATTATGATGTAGATAACTCAAGCTCTAGCAATGCTTTTGCAAGCAAATTATTTATAACTTGTCCAATTAAAAATGATGATGAGCAAAGGTCAAAAATATATATATGTGATATGGATTTTCTTTATCCTAGTCAAGGATTGCAGGTTCAAAAAGAACAAACAGTTGGTAATGGAAATACAAATAGTGTAAATAATGGTACTTCTTGGGATGTCCTTATATCAGGTATTATAAAAGATTATGATGATACAGCTACAGCTTCAACATTAGAAGGAGATAATGATAAAAGACCTTGTATACATATAGATACAGATGAGATTACTTATGATAGTACTGATGATTTAAGTTTGTTTTTTGCAAATTCTCAATATAGAGATTTAACAAATTCTTTATCAGGCTTGTGTATATCTATAAAAGATGCAACAACAGGAATGATTCAAACAAGATATATAGTAGGTTCTTTTAAATTAGGAAATAGCACAGGAGATGATATAATAGTTAAAGTACATTATCCTTTTGCTCATACTCCTGCTGATAATGACCAATTCTGGATATGGTCTCATGCAAACGCAGCTACTGCCCCAGTTAGGTTATATAAAACAAAAACATTACCACATGGATTAGGTGATGCTATTCTTGCAGACCCTTTAATAGGTGATACAATATACAAAGATAATGGAACTGTAGAAATTTCAAGTACAGGAATTGTTACTACAGGAACTCATCATAATTTAACAACAAATGATAAAATTGAAATAACAGATACTACAAGTTATAATAATATTTATACTGTAACAGTTACGGGTCCTGATACTTTAGCTACTATAGGTAGTAGTTCTGGCACAGAAACAGGTAATTGGAAGTTATTAACAGGGTCTAATGAAACATCAACTTCTAACCCTTTGGCAATGCAATTAACATCTCCTGTATTAAAAACTACATTTGGCGGTTTAGATATGAGAAAAACAAGAGTATATAATGTTAACAGTGTCTCAAGTACAAGTTCTTCTGAACAAAAATTACATATAGATAATCCTTCTGCTCATCTTTTATTTACTGGAGATACTATAACGTATGATGCTGGAGGTGGTAATGAATTAGATGGTACTTATAATATTGATAAAGTTGATGATGATGAAATAGATATTACTACTACTGCTACGGATACTGATTCTGGAACAGCATATACTAATCAATGGGAAGGAATAATATCAGATAATAGTTCTAGTTCTAATATGGGAGAAATAAGAGCAGGATTTACTAGTTGGGATAAAGGTGATGCAGCTGGTAATGTATTAAGACATGATAGTACTGCTGATGGAGATAGGTATACAGCTTATGGGAATTCTTCTGTAACAATAGAGTCTGTATCTTTGCCAAACCAAACAGGAGATTATTTTGTTGCAAATAACGCATATTATTATAAAGTATCTTTTATATATGATGGTTATCAAGAAGGTCCATTAAGTGATTCTCATTGGCTTTGGAATGATACATTTTCAAGAGCAAAATTAGTGATAACAATTAAAGTTAAAAATCCAAGTAGAAGATTAACAGCAGTTTGTCTTTATAGAAAAGATTCTACGACTGATTTGTATAAACTAGTAGAAGAAATACCTACAGATACTGGGTGGAGTAAAGAGTCAGAATCATATTGTTATACTTTATCTGATTCAGGTTCTTTGCAAGCTACGTATGAAACTAGAAGTGGTATTTCTGAAGTATTAGATACTATAAAAATTAAATACGGAATATCAACCGAAATAGATGGTTATTTATTTGTAGGTGATTGTTCGCACAGTAAAATAGAAAAAGCTTCTAATATGGTATTTAGGTCTAAACCAGGTAAATACAGTGTATTTGATTATGCTAATGATTTTTTAGTTCTTAAATCAAAACCTACTGCAATGGCTAATTTTCTAGGAAGATTATATGTATTTGACAATTTAAATATATATAGAGTAAATCCAGAAAATTTAGTTATAGAAGATATATATGAAGGTATAGGTTGTTTTGGAAAGGATAGCTTAGTTGTAACTGAAAAAGGAATGTTTTTTGCAGATAAAACTGGAGCATATTTTCACAATGGTCAATCTCCTATAAAAATTTCAGAACGAATTCAAAAAGCAGGTTCTACAGAGGTATCATTTGGCGGAACAGATAATGTAAGAGATTTAAGTTGGAGTTCTATTGTTAAAAACAATCCAAAAGCTAAGCCTTACGTTTTTTATGATGCTATTATAGATTGTGTATTATTTAACATTGAAATATTAGATAATGATGCAACATACAATACTCCTCTTTTAAGACAATATATATGGGCTTACAGCATATTAAAACAAACATGGAATTTATGGGAGTTAGCAGAAGATAGTAAAATTGGAAAACCTTTTAATGGTGAAAATGGAGAGGTCTTAATCCCTATTAATAATGCTATATATGAAAATAGAGGCGGAGCTACTAAAAGAGATTATACTTGGATTAGTAAAAAATTAACAATGAATGAAGACTCTATTATGAAGGTGTTTAATAAAATAAAGATTAATGGTTTGTCTAAAAATTTAAATTTAGGGGGTAATTATTTAGAAAGTAGTGATAGATTACTTGTAGTTACTAGCACAGGTTCTTTGAGTTCAGATAGCGTAACATATTCTAAAACAGCCACTGAAAGCTCTGATTATAAACTTTCTGGGACCAATAAAAAAGGTAGATGGGTGCAACTTAAATTAGAAAATATAAAAGACAATATAGATTCTGTTGGTATAATATTTAGAAGAAAAAGTACTAAATAATGGATAATATTTTATGAGACATATAAAATCTTTTAATGATGCTAATAAAGCCTTACAAGAGATAGAAATAACTCTTAATAAATTAAATAAAAGCTTAGGTATAATAGCAGCTGTACAAACTTCAAGCTTATCATTTAATGATAATAACACATCTTTAATGACATCTGCTGCTATAGCTGATAAAATAGAATCTTATGGCTATGTGTCTGGAACTTTAACTGATGAACAAGTTCAAGATAAAGTAGGCGCTATGTTTAGTGGAAATACAGAATCTCTTATAACTGCTACTTATCAAGATGCAGATGGAACAATAGATTTAGCAGTTGATAATGATTTGTCAAATTATGATAATAGTTCATCAGGATTTACAACTACTACAGGAACAGTAACATCAGTAGGCGGTACAGGTACAGTTAATGGATTAACATTGACAGGTACTGTAACTTCATCAGGTAATCTTACATTAGGTGGTACACTTGCTATCAATAATGGAGATTGGAGTGGTACAGATTTAGCAATTGCAAATGGAGGAACAGGAGCATCTACTAGCGATGCTTGGCTAAATAGTAGAATTACAACAAATGCAAATGGTAGTTTAAATTATGATGGTACAGGGGCTACAGCTGTTAATCATAATAGTTTAACAGGTTATGATGCTGATGAGCATATAGATTGGACAAGTGCTAGTGCAGGCACTATACACGCTACTAATTATACAAATACAACTTATACTGTAGGAGATGGTGGTTTAACACAAAATAATTTTACTGATGCAGACCATACTAAATTAAATGGTATTGAAACAGGAGCTCAAGTAAATGTATCAGGTGATAGTGGTAATGCAGCTATATATGATAACAGTGGAACTCCAACATTAAAAACTGGAATTACTGCTTCTGAAGTAAGAACAGCAATAGGAGCTGGTACGAGCAATTTAGCTCTTGGTACATCAGGTTCTACTGCATTAGCAGGTAATACAGCAGTTGGAGATAGTAATGTTAAATCTAATTGGAATGAATCAGATAGTAATAGCGATGCATTTATACAAAACAAACCAAATGTACAATATACATCTGCTATATCAACAGGTAACAATGGGCTTGTACCTGCACAAGGTAGTTCTGGACAATTTTTAAAACATGATGGAACATTTGGTACTGTATCATATAATGATGTAACTAACCAAGTACAAGCATTTGATAATGATAACAGTGGTCTTGTACCTAACCCAGGCAGTACTGGTACTACTACTAGATTTTTAAGAGAAGATGGTAGTTTTCAAGTGCCTCCATATATAGCAAATACAGATGTAGATGTATCAGTTACAAACCTTGAAGCTAGGCTTGCAGAAATAGATAACTCTGTTACTTATATTGGTGCTACAAAAAATGATGATATACAACCAAGAGGTGAAGTTAGATTTGCTCATTCTGCAAGTTTTGTAGAACAACCAACAGATACATTTGCTGCAAGCACTCATTTTGTTTCATGGGATGAAGGCAATAAATATAATTTAACATTACAATCAGGTAATATAAATTTTTTAACTCATCCATATGGTGCATGTAATTTACTTTTAAAAATAACACAACCTGCAAGTGGTTCTACATATACAAGTATAACATGGACTGCAGATGGAAGTGATACAATATTATGGCCTTCAGGAACTGCTCCTACTTTATCATCTGCTAATGGAGCAGTAGATATAATAAGTTTTTACTTTGACGGAACAAGCAAGTATTATGGTGTAGCAAGTTTAAATTTTCAATAATGTATAATCCCATTAACAGAACAACAGTTCAAGTAGAAGAAAATAAATTTAGAGTATATCCTAAAAAAGGTCCTCTTTTTTATAAAAAATCAAATGGAGAACTAAATGAAATAGATTTGACTTTTAATGATTCTACATCTACAATAGGCGATATATCTTTAATGAATAAAGGAATATTATCAGTAGGTAAAAGAAAAGATAAAAATCCATACAAAATAACTGGAATTAGACCTGATAATTGTCAAACTGGAGAAAAGCAGTTAGAATTTAGTGTAGTAAATATAGAATTAGATGATGAAAAACAAGATTTTGATGATATAGAAATTCTTTTAAGTCCTAACTCTATTTATCAATTAGTCAAACTAAATAAACAGTTTAGTAAAATAAAAATTGAATTTGACATACATAATACAGGATTAGAATTAATAAATAATAAATACGAAGAAAGTACTAATATATGCGATTATGGCTTTAATTTAACCAATATAGGCGAAAATACTGGAAGCGATACCCTTGGTATGTATAATGGATATAATAGCTTAAATAAAAATATTTCGTACTTAGATTTTTATATTGGTAAAATAACAGACGAATACATTACAACAGGTGAATATACAAATGAAGAAGAATTTGGAGATAGTGATTTAAGTGAATATACGTTAGAACAAATGTATTTGGGTGGTAGTAGTATTTATTTTAAAGATTGTGTTATACTAGCTTGTAAACCTTATAATATAGAAAATTATGAAGAATGTATAGTTAATAATCTTTGCAATTTATATGAATTAGAAATATTAGATGATGGAGGTAGTGGTGTTTATTTTACAAAAGATAATAAAAAGGTTGGGGGGTATTATTCAAACGATAATACGTTTTTTGCATTTTTTAATACTAAAGATATACCTGATAAAATTAAAACGCTATTTAAAAGAAAGAGTTTTGAAGACACCTCGTTTTTAGATATAACCGTATCGCAACTTGAATCAGGAATTAATAGTAAATTTAATAAAGATTTGACTATAAATGTAGACAATAGTTATTACCAAGGAGATTTTTTTCAGTTTAAAATTAATAATGAGTCAATATATATAAACAAACCTATTGCATTTAATGAAAATTTTGAACAATTAAACTATTACACAACTCATACTTTAAAAGATAATGAAGATGGAAGTTATAGATATACAAAATATTTACTACCAGAAAGCGCTTTAAATATAAATGATGCACCTTATATTGATGCTACTTTATCAACATCAAGTTCAACTGATAATGCAATTTTTTATCGCCAAGCTTCATCTAGCAGTACAGATACCGTTAAAACTCAAAGTGCATTTGACACTTTAAGAGGTTGGACAGCAGGAAGTAGGCAAGCAACTGGTTCAGGAACTTTTGAATTTTGCGCTGGAGAAAACCATTCATATATTGTTACCAGTGGTCAATCAGGAACAGTTACAACAAGAACTTGGAAAGTTTTCCAAGGTCATTTTCATTTTGATTCTTCTGGAGTATCTGGAACTGTAACTGATTTAGATTTTAAATATCATGCTAAACATAATAGAGCAGGCAATTCTGTTCATTCTGATATAAATGCAATTTTTGTTAAATCTAATTTTGATGGAACTTTTCCTACTACCAATTTATATGGTACTACGCTTTATACTACTTGGAATGATTTTCCAGGTCACAGTAATAATTTAGGTGTTCCTGGTTGGCCAGGAACTGATACAACAGAATATTCAGGAGTACAAAATTTATCTAGTGCTGTTGGAATAGATGTAACAACTGCTTTTAATGCAGATGCTAAATCAGATATTTCTGCAAATAATGATTTTGCATTTTGTGTTTTAGAGTATGATGAATATTATTCATATAATTTAGACACAAGTTTTGGTAATTTTACTAGTAGTGGTTCAAGGTATCATTTATTTTTAATAGACGGTGTTGATAGTGCTACTGCGTCTCAAAGACCATATTTAGAATATACAGTTGCAGGCTCGACACCAGTTGCAACTGAAAACGCAACATTTTTTGGAGCTAATTTTTAAAATAGAGTAAAATAACTTGTTTAAATAAGAAGGTATATGTAAATTATAATGATGAATTCTAAGGAGATATATATATAATGGGTAAACTTAAAGATTTATTAGGAGAAACTCCAGTAGGAGCTGGTTTATTAGGTGGGCTAGGAGGAGCTGCTTTAAGTGGTTTATTTTCTAGTTTTTACCAACCTGAAAAAGTAGATATTGGAAAAATACAAGAGTATCAAGCGCCTACTCAAGCATTAGTAGATGAACAATTAGGTATATCTAGGGGCTTAATGGACCCACAATCTGCTATAAATCAAAGATTAAGAGATATGTTAAAAGGCCAAGGATACGAAATGAGTGCTCTTGGTATGAGTCAAATAGGTAAACTTGGAGCTCAAACAGGTATGTCTCCTGGGCAAATAGCAATGCAACAAAGAATAATGTCTAATCAAGCTTTAGGCACATCTATGGCTAATCTTAATAAAATGCTACAAGATAGACTTGGTTCTGGTATTGGTTTATTAGGTAGTTCTATAGGTGTTCAAAGAGGATTAGATGAAAATTTAGCTAATGCATATTTAACTAACTTAGGTATTGAAAATCAATATGGTAGCTCTACAACTGCTGGTATGGGCTCTGGTTTATTAGGTGGTATGCAATTAGCGTTAGGACGGGTATCATAATGGCAGTAGATTACAGTAAAGTATCTTCAGGTATGGTAAATCCAGGTGCAGCTGTAGGTACAGCTTTATCTACATTAGCATCAGCATTACCAACTAAATCTGAACAAATACAAATGTCTATGATGAAAACTATAGAGAATGAACTTACGGAGCCTATGAAGCTACTTGGCAAAGACCCCTCAACTTATACAGATTTAGATGAACCAGTTAGAGATGCTTTTTCTTTATATACTGATTGGAAAGATAGTTTATCTCCTAGTGAAAAAGAAATAGCAATGAGAAATAATATTAATGCTATGACATTTGGTAACGCTTACCAAAAAAGTGCTATATCTGTAGGTACTGCTATATCTAAAAAAATACAAGATTTTGGAAATGAAGATATATATGCAAAAATAGGTATGTCAAAAAATTTAGCTCCATTTTTAAAGTCTGTAGACCCTTTGGCTATGGATTATTTAGTTACACCTAAAACTAAAAAAGAAAAAATAAGGTCAGGTGCTATGATAAGTGGAGGAATAGGAGCTACTGCAACTTTGTTAGGAGGAGCAATAAAAAAATATGGAGTTTCTGGATTAATAAAAAAAGTTACATCAAAAGTTGGAGCTAGTTTAGTTCTTAGAACTATAGCTACTCTTACAGGAGGAGCTTTAGCAGGAGGAGTAACAGGAGGAGCTCTTACAGCTGCTATGCTAGCTTGGAGTGCAAATGATATAATGAAAATAATGGAAGCTATAACAGACATAGAAAAAGAAGAGGGTGCTTTAGATAATCAATCAATGCCCTCTGAAGAACAACCAACTATGACTAAATCAAGAGAAGATATTTTAAAATCTTTATATGAATTAAAGAAATAGGAGCTTAGATGGCAGAGGTTCAACAATTTGCACCTATTTTAAGCAAACAACAAACCAAAAATTATATAAAAGCCTACGATAATCGTCCTCATCGTTTTAACGAAAGCGATTTAGAGAAAATTAGGCAACACGCACAATATCATAATGTCCCCTTTTATGAAGGGGATTTTTCTATAATAGATGCTGTTGGTCATGCAGCTTCTGGATTTTTTGAAGGTTTCACTACTTTAAATGTATCTAAAAAAGCCCCAGACAATACATACGAAGCAATAGCTAAAAACATAGGTCATTTAATTGGATTTGCCCCTGGTATATTAGCAGGTCCACTTAGTTTGGGTGGTCGTGCATTAGCTAAGACAGCTTTGACTAAAAGTAATATATTGTTAGACGCATCTAAATTTTTAGCAGGTAAGAAAGGTTTGCCTTTACTTGTTGCTGAAAAATACATAACTCCAAGAGCTGCTAAATTATCTTCATCATTAATTAATGCTGGTACTTCTTCTAAAAGTAAAGCAATGCAAGAAGCGTCTGCATTTTTATTATCAGGCAAAGCAAAACACATCGCTGAAGGAGCATTTAATTTAGGTACTGCTAGTGCTTTGTCTTCTTGGCAAGGTGGTGTAGATTCTATGATAGATAGTTTTTTTAGTGGAGCTGTAGCAGGTGGTGTATTTAGAACTATAGGTAATCAAATAAATGCAGGAAGCCCCCGTGCAGAAAAGTTTGCAAGAGGTTTAGCTGGTTCTATATTTATGGGTGTTCCATCTACTTTAAGAGGTGCTACAACACCAGAGCAAGTATATGAATATTTAATGGGTGCATATTTTGGTGGTAGTGAAAAACCTTGGACTGTAGCAAGAGCTATGCCTATTGCTCAAAAGGTTAGGGAAAAAGCATTAAAAAGTGATGACCCAGTGCAATCAAAACTAATGGACCCTAGGGTTTTATATGAAAAATGGGATACGTTAGCACCTGAGGTTAAAAAAGAAGTATTAAAAATTACAGAAGGACCTGGTTTTGCTGGAGGTAATGCAGAGCAAATAGAAGCTACTATTAACGAAGTATATAATGAAGCTGTAAGAAAAGGTATGGCTCCAGCTAGAAAAGAAATAGAAGCTCAAGGAAAAGATATAAGAACAGAAGTATTTAAAGAAGCTGCTAAAGAACAAACAAGACAAGTTCAAACAGTAGTTAAAAAAACTTTAAAAAAAGCTGGTATAAAATACAAGCCAGATGAAAGACAGTTTTATGTTTTAACTACTGGTCAAAAAGGTACACAAGCAGAAGCATTAAAAAGTGCTAAAAAAAGTGGTATAGCCTCTGTTGAAACAGTATTTCCAGCTCAAAGAGAACGTGGTAAAGCTGATTTACCTGTTACATTACCTAGGCAAGAATTAGTCAAATCAAATCAAGCAATAGAAAAAGCTGTAAAATCTTTAAATGAACTTGGAGAAAAAGTTAATTTAGCTAATTTAAATGAGTATGCAAGAGATGGGATTAGAAGAGATTATCGTAATGTTGAGTTTTCTAAGCAAGTAGTTGCTGTTGATACAATAAATCCTAAAATGACTGCTACTAGAGGTTTGTCTAAATATGCTGTTCAAATGGCTATAAACGCTAATAAAAGAGTAGATATTTATGATAAAACTAAGGGTTGGTTGAAATATAATAAAGATAAGAAAAAATTTGTTACAACTGCTGTAGTACCTGAATTAGGCGCTAGAACAGCCTTTTTTGGAAAGAAAACACTTGATGCTACTGAAAAGATGGCTTTGCAATCAATGTTTGATAAATACGAGAAAATAGGCTTTAAACAAGAAATAACTAAAAAAATAGAAAAAAAAGAAGATACTTTAGAATTAGATACAAACAACATAAGAGATATAGGCGAGTCTAGTTCTAGTTTTATAGATAATAAAATGTCTTTTCTTATGAACCAGTATTTAAGACCTGAATTAAAAAAGACTATAAAAAGTATAGATGATGTTAATGCAAAAATAGTAGAAACAACAAAAGTATCAGGTGAATTAGCTCTTGATTATTTAGATAGAGGCTCTACTAAAAATAGGTCTTATGAATGGGTAGAAGCTGTAGAAGAAAAGTCTGGTATAGAAATACCGCAAGCTCTTAAAAACAAAATGAGACAATGGGTAGCAGTTCAGAATCAAGGAGAAGTTGTTAGGTTTATTAATGCAGAAGAAGCTCCTCCTGGTTTATTTAATGCAAAAAAAAGAGCTGCTTCAAAAGTTGAATTAACTGACAAAGAAAACCCATTTTCTTTAGGTGGCAAATCTAAATTAGTTATAGAACCTAAAAAACCTTTTAAATATGCTATACTAGACGCTATTAATATTGAGGGAAAAGAATATGATTTGTCTAAGTTTGAATTTCAAAGAAGTTTAGAAGCTGTACCGCCTAATGAAATCCGTAATGAAAGAAGGTATTTCCTTAATAATGTTATTAAAAAAATGGATAAAAAAGGCTATCATATGTATGGTGGTGTAGGTGATAAAGATAGAATAGTATTTGTCGAATACCACCCTAACGCTAGTAAAGTTAAGCTACCAAAGTTTCCACCTTCTATATATACAGAGGCTAAAAACAGGTTTCTTATGGATAAAGCTATGCATGATAAAGCTGCTAGGTCTATTATAGCACATGAAGAAGCTATGAATGGACTGCCTATTAGTGAGATGGTAGGTAAAAAAGGTAAGTTTATACAAAATGCAGTAGAGGCTAATAAAAGAGCTCAGATATGGTTCACTAATGGTATATCTGGGGACAAAGAGTTTATTAATAATCCTAAGCGTGTAGGCAATCTTAATTTGTCTAAAGAAGGTAATTATAAAACTTCTTTAATTGCAGACCCTAAAAAGGTAAAAAACATTTTAAATAAACTAAATATAGAGTTACCTCAGCACGTTGATGGAGCTATTATAGTAACAGACAAAGTTCTTGATGCTATTAACCTTGATGCAGGTGTTCCATATTCTGGTCAAAACAAATCATTTATTATATCTAAAAACAAAAAAGGTACTATACTTGGTAAGTTTATGTTTCACAAAGCTGGTCCAGAACTATCTGAAGCTATGGAAAAAGCTAATAATGGCGAAGGTATAAACTTTTTAGCAATGAGTAGTGCTATTAAACAATCGGGTAATAGAGAACCTGGTGATTATATTTATAAAAAAGGTCAACCATTAGAGTTAACAGGTGCTGCAAAAGAAATTATAGAAATAAGACCTGGAGATTTAAAATACTCACAATCAGTTATAAATGACCACAAAATGATGGGTATGAATGAAAGTCAAACAAAGGTAACAGGAATTACTTTTGTTAAGCAAATGGGTACAAATTTGCATCCAGATATGTATGGTAAGACAGAACAATCTACTATAAATAATATATTTAATGAATTATCTCAAAGGTCTTTTGATGGTAAAACAGAAATTAATAATTTAGTTAGAGAATATAATAGAAAACCTTCCAAAGAATTAATAGAAGATATAATAGAAAACTTTGATGATGTAGGCGTTAAACAAATTGAAACAACTTTAAAAACTCCTGGTAGTGAAAAACTTGCACAAGAAATGCTTCTAAAAATATTAAAGGTTAATAAACAAAATTTAGAACAATCTATAACAGAAGGTGAATTAACAGGTACAACAGCAGAAGAAACATCTAGAAATTTAGTAGATTTTTATTCTACAGCTGATAATATTGTAAAGCATTTGTCTAAATTAGACCAAGCATATCCTATGTTTTTTGACAAATATACAAAAAACTATGTAAATGATGCTGTAAATAGATTTGTAGGAGAAAGAGTTTTAAAACCTAAAGTTAAAAATGCTATAGTTGCAAGAATGAGACCTTATGATAAAGCATTACAACAAAAGTTTCCAGAGCTTAATAAAAATGATGAAATATTTTATTTAGGAGATTTGTATAAAGAAACACCTATGTTTACTAATATACCTGGTCTTGCGAAAACAACGTTAGGTAAATTATGGTCATTAAAAGAAACTAATAACCCTAAGTACAGACAAAACAAAGAACAGTTTGAAGAAATATTTGAAGCTATCAATGTAAGAGTTCCACAAGATTCTCCATCTGGTGCGCAGGTACTTAAATTTAAAGGTTTTACTGGTATTAAAGACCATGGAGTATTATCTCACGGTAGGTCTATGGAAGCACAAGGCGGTGCTGACCTTGATGGTGATGAATCATTTATTTATTTTGGTGGTAGAAACAGAGATGGTGTAGGCGAAGGTATGAAACAATCTTGGAAAGATATGTATAAAGCACAAAAAAAAGAGTTTTATACGGAAGATGCAAAAGCTATAAAAGATGCCAAAGAACAATACCGAGACCAAATAGTAGTTAATCCTAAAAACAGTAAAATAAATCCTCAGTTTTTAAAACAAGTAATGACTAATCCTGAAGCTAAATATTCTCCTGTTGTTAGAGCATTTACAGGTTTAGAAACTGCATCTAATAGAGGTAAAATGGGACCTGTTGTTACAATGGTATCTAATATGAGAGGAGCATGGAGTTCTCTTCGTGCAAGCAAAAATAAATTTGATATTTATCAAGAAGGCGAGTATAAGGATGGTAGGAAGTTTAGAATAACAATGGAGCCTAGAGAGCCTAGTGCTGAGCAAAGAGACTTAACAAAGGCTCTTGTAAACTTTACAGCTGACCCAGCTAATGAAGCTGGATTAATTAGTATACCAGAAATGCAAAGTCTTTTAATGAGAGCTTATTATACAGGCAAACACGAAACATACAATTCTGCAAGTAAAAAATGGTCAGAATCTCCTGTAATGCCTGAACAATTTAGAAAATTTACTAAAACAATAAACCAAAGATATAAAGATATAAAAGATTTTAATAGTGCTTATTTTAGTAGGAACTTTAAAGCTAATAGAGCTTATTCTGCTTATGAAAAACAAGAAATGACAAGAAGAATAAATAAGTATGAAGAATCTGAAATGACTACTTTTACTATGAAATTTGCCAATACTTTAAAAGATGTTAATATGAATTTGTCTATATTTAATAGACTTGATTATAAAAGTTTAAAAAAGCTTCACGATAAACATAATGAATATGTTAAAAATTTAGATTTTTATAAAGAGCTTCTTGGTAGAACTGGTTTTAAAGAAAGATTTAGTGACCAAATAGATTTTGTATTAACTAATGATTTGTTTGTTGAATCTACTTTAAAAAATACAGCTAAAGATGGTTTAGCTTTAATTAATCAATTAAGAAAATCTAAAATTGAACACAATATAAAAAAACCTAATGATGCAGTTGAAGTTGAAAGCTATTTAAGGAAACTTGTAGATACATCTGAAGATTATTTGTCAAATGCTTTTCACAATATTTCTACTTTAGAAAGAGTAATGGAAATATATCAGGCAAGTCGTAAAACAGATAAACCTTTAACTAGAGCTCTTATGAAAAAAATAAGAAAAGAAGTAGAACTATTAAAAGGTTTTAGTGCTTTTCAATATTCACAGAGAAGTAGAAAAGGTGATTTGTCTGCTATTGAATCTCAAAAACGAATGCAAGAAAAAAGAGAGGCTATAGAATTTTTTAAAGAAGCTGGTGTAGAGCCTCCTCCTGAATTAAAACTTCCTACTAGAAGAACAAAGATAATGGACAACGCTCAAATAGATGCTAGGATAAAGAAATTTAAAGAATCTTTACCGTCTAAATCTGCAAGAGATATGTTTGACACTTTATTTATAGGTTCTTTACGTAGTCCAGAAGTGCAAAAAGCATTAAATAATGCTTTTAAAAATAATGTACCTCAAGATATAATAAATCAAATATTTCATGAAGGTACTAGAACAAATACTACTAAAGCTGCTTTTGATTCTAAAGAAATAAGTTCTGAAAATATTATTAAATTTTTTAAAACAAAAAATAAATACTATCTAAAATCTTTTGAACCTTATAAAGAAAGTGAAGCAGATATAGCTAAATTTGAAAGAAAAGTAGAACCTTTAGTTAACAAACGTAATATAAGATTGCTTGGTACCTTAACATCTGATTTTGATTCTTATAAAGGAATTACTCAACCTGGTAAAAAAATCTCTCCTGAAAATAAAAAGGTTGTACAAGAACTTTTTGAGCATTTAAAGATGTATTCTGATGCAAAAGGAAAAGATATTAGCCAATTATTAAGTGGTATATATGCAGGTATGGGAGACCCATTTGTAGATATTGTTCCTAAAAAACTTAATCAAATGAATATATCTGATTTTAAACTTATTAATAATTGGTTTAGACAAATACGTGAAGGCAATATGTTTCAACGTATGGAAAATTATAAAGATGCTTTAAAAAAAGCAGGCGTTAAAAAAAGATGGTGGTTATTGTTTCCTAAACAAGTAAGCTTAGAGCAAATGGCTCATGATATAAAATTTTTACCTGCTGAAGGTTATTTTAAAACTAAAGATGTTACTCCTAAATTAGACAAAATGTATAGACCTACTTACTATGGTGAAGTATTACAAAACTGGATAGGAAGAACACAAGATTTAGCTCATGGTGTTGCTACTCAACAAATAGAAAGATTTAATGAAACGTTTAAATATTTAGACCAAGTACCAGATGGTAGTGCTATCTGGAGATTAGGTGTTAGAAAAAGTGAATTAAAACAATACGCTTCTACTAAAAAGAAAGTATATAAAGAAAACTGGGAAAAATCTAGAAAAAATAATGATTACTTTAAATTAAGAAAAAAGAAATACAGCGTTGATTTTGGTGATGGCAAAAAAGTTTATAGTGGTTACGAATTAGTTGATTTGACTATGAATAAACTTGAAGGTTTAATGAAAGAATATCATACTACTATATCTGGAAAACCAGGAGCTTTAGCTAAATATAGAACAGGTTGGTATGACCCTGAGCCTCCTAAAGGTAAGCGTGAAAAAGGCCGTAGATATGAAACTCAACCTATATTAGATTATAAATCTTTTATTAATGATTTAAATTTAGCTTATACAAAAGGACAATTATTAAAATCTGGTGATAAAAAAGTTTCAGAATTTTTAGATATAGGCATTGATGGTATGAGACATATGGCTCGTTCTATGCTTGTAGATTTATTGCCTGTTACTGAATATACTAGAGTAATAAAAGGCAAAAAACAAAAAATAGGTGTTAAAAAATATTATTCTTTGTCTAAATCTGAACAAAAACTTTGGAAACCTGATAAAGCTGGAACATCTAAGCAGTATGAAGATTTAATAATTAATTTAACAGGTTATAGAGAAGGTTATTATCCTCATTATTTTTATAGTAATAAAGAATTAAAAGAATCTCTTGAAAAAGAAAAAAAAGCTCTTGAAAATAATACTACTATGAATAAAAAACAAAAAGCTCACGAAATGGAAAAACTTATATACAAATACAAACATAGAGTTGGTGATTGGGATTATGCTGATTTTCATAATTGGAAGAAAATGGATGCAGATTTATTTAAAGAAACATTATCTAAAATAGAAAAAAAAGAACTTGCTAAAACAGAAAGCTCTAAACTTCCTACTGTAGATATGCAATTTGGCAATATGAAAGCAAGAGATAATCATATGCCTGGATGGATGATTGAACCTATGGCTGTTGAAATGTATATAAACAATGTGACAAATACTTATTTTAGACAGCTTGGAAATATAATGTCTAGATATACTCTTCATAATATGAGAGACAGATTATACAATGAGATGGTTACAAAAGCTCCTAAAAAAGATAAAGATGAAGCTTCTAGAGTTGTTAATGGTATTGTTACTTTTTGGAAAAAATATGCAAGTGAAGCTATGGGCAATCCTGTTACTATATCTCAAGCTGAACTATCTGACCCTAATTTAAAACTATCAGGCACTCCTTATGCTTGGTTTGCTGATAATTTAATGGCTAAAAAGCTTAATAAAATGGGAGAAAAATTAGGTTTTAAACAAAAAGATATGGTTTTAGGTGGCCTTGATGCTTTTAATGTTAGGTCTTTTGCTAATGTTGAAGGTAAATATCAGTTAGCTACTCTTATGACACATCCTAAAACTATGATAAATAATGTTTTTGGTGGTACTATACATACATTTCAATCTGTTGGAGGAGATGCCTTATTAAAAGCTAAGAATATAGATTATTTACAAGGAATTAATCCTCAATTTAAAACAAAAGAAGATGTAAATAAATTTGTTAGAAAGTTTGGTATACAACCTGAAATGTTGCAACACGAGTTTGGATTACAAAGAGAATTTAGACAAGGTAAAGCTAAAGCTTTTGTTAATGAATTAGTTGATATATCTAAAAAAGAAGGATTTAGAGTTAGTGATTTAGACATATCTGCTATTGCAAAAAAATATGGAGTTAGCAACGCTATTATGACTAAAGCTGCTAAGTTTATGACTATACCTGAGTTTGCATTAAGAAGAGATTCATTTATGGCTCATTATATTAAAGCTTATGAAAGATTCGGTGGTGCAATTACAAATCCTGAACATCCTTATTTAATAGAAATAGCTAAAAAAGGTGTTAAAGCTACCCAGTTTTTATACAATGCTCCTTATCGTCCTGCATTTGCTCGTTCTGCATTTGGTAAAATTATGACAAGATTTCAATTATGGTCTTACAATGCTGTAAGATTTAGAAATGATGCAAGAAAAGCTGCTAAACTTTATGATTTTGCTCCAGGAACTGAAGCTACTAAAAGGTTAGAAAGGATATTAGCATTAGATATGCTTATTATGGCTCTTTCTGGTGTATTTATGTATTCATTATTTGAACAAACATTACCAGCTCCTTGGAACTGGTTACAAGATTCTGCTGAATGGATTTTTGGAGATGAAAAAGAAAGAGATAGAGCTTTCTTTGGTATGTATCCTACAGCTATAGCTCCATTGCAAATGATTACTCCTCCTATAGCAAGACTTCCAATATCTGCTATAAGACAATTTGCTGAAGATGATTATACTAAATTATCTGATTATTATATGTGGACTATGCTTCCTTTTGGTAGGATTTTAAGGGATACATTCCATCCAGAATCTGGTATTATAAACAATCCTATGAGATTACCAGAAAAAGTTGCTGGATTTCCATTAACAGGACTTGCTATAGAAGCTTCTAAAATTAAGAAATCTGATAGACAAGTACCTATTCCAGGTTTTGTTTCTAGTAAAGAGGATTAACCTTCTTTTATTTGTTTTTCTATAGCTACAAAAGGGTCATAGGTAAAATCGTAATAACAATCCATATGAATAATAACTGATTCATCTTCATGAAAAGTACCATCTTCACCTAAAAACCCTCTTGATGCTTTATATATAGGAGCGCTATGTCCAATCAGCTCTCCACACTTTTTACATCTAACCATTCTTTATCTCTTTTAAATATTTAGCATTTCTACTTTTTTTACCATCATCTTCTACCATTCCCCACAAAAGACAAAGATAAACAATCGCATCTGTTATTCGACCTCTAACATCTTCTCTTTGAGATTTATGACCATTAACATATGAACTAATGCCATCTATATGTTTTAAAAGATAAACCATTAATACTTTTTCTCTGGTACATTCTATATGGTCAGCAACTCTTTCAAAATTGGCAAAAGCGTTACTTGTCTTTCTTGCGTACTCCTTTTGACCCGCTTCCCTCATTTTTTGGATTTGACTGAATATTTTTTGTATTAGGCTCTCCATCTTTTTTCTTGTCATTTTGCATCTCCTTCATCTTTTCTGCTTGCTTTTCAACGTATTTATTAAAATCTTCTAGCTTATTTTCCATTCTAATATACATACCTAACAAGTTATCAAGATTGTGTATTATGTTTATTGTTTGATTTAATCTGTTGTTTACTTCTACAACAGAACTTGCTACTTCTCTTATTGTTGGCTTTTTCTTAAAGTTTGCCATCTAAACTCCTTTCTTTCATTTTCTTTTTATAATGTTTACTTCCATAACATTCTCTGTAAACACATTTTCTGCACATTGGTTCTAAAATAGGCGGCTCCCAAGTATCAACAAATTGTGCATGTCTAAACCTGTAAACCGCCTGATTTTTGTATGTGCCACAAACTGTGCACTTTTCTAATCTATTCTCAGCCAGTAACTGAACAAGCCTCTTTTTCAAGCTTAATTTCCTCGTTTAATTTAGCTGTATAGCGTTTTAAAGCGCTATTTGCCTCTTTTTTCCACTCTTTTACTTTATAGGCACTAAAAGATATAGGTTTTGAGTTTTCTGCTCTAATTATTTCTATTTCTCTCATTTTCTTATCAAAGTAAAATTTTATACCTTCTAAAAGCTTAACGCATGTTACTGTATCTTTACCTATTACGTCTTCTATTATTTTTGCGATGTTTTCATAGTCGCTTCTTTGCATAACTCTAACTCCCTTCTTAGAAAAGCAATCTCTTCGTTTGCTTTGTCTAATTGGATTTGGAGATGCCTTCTTTTATCATATTCTGTTTTCAATGCTATCTTCCTTTCCTATATTTCTTAGTTCAAATTCCTGATGATTCACAGGGAATCTACCAGTAGGTCCACCAGTTTTAAATACAGGGAATAAACCCCTGTTTCCGCACAAAAACAAAGGTTTATTTGATACCCATCTTCCTGGTTTTTCCTCAGTTAATACAGCGCCAGTATAATTTCTATTTCTTTTAAAAGATTCCATGAATCTCTTTAATAGGAATTAATACTATTTCGCTTGTATTGTCATCTCCTCCTACAGTTAAAGTAGCTTTGCCTTCTTTGACAAGTTGTTTTACTCTTTTTTTTAGTAAATCAACAGGTATTAATATAACTCCTTCTTTAACGCCTTTGTATGATAGTATATGCGCCCACCATTCAGCTTCTGTTACACTTAAACCGCTATATTTACCTCTACTTCTTAACTCTATTACTATATTACCAGTTCTCTTCCAGATGTCTCTTTCTGTCTTAACTTCTACTTTACCTAAAGACAAAATGCTAGCTAAGCTATACTCAGCTTCTTCTCCAAACTTTAAATCAATATCAAATTTTGAAGTATATTCTTTTGTGAACTTTTCTTTTAGCCTTTCAGCCACTTGTTCCATTCGTCTAACCTCTTCTTTCTTTCTTTTGCTATTTGTTTAGTTTTTTCAGGGTTAACCTTTGTTCCCTTTTTCTTTAATTGATGTGTTTTAGTTCCCATTTTAGGGAAAACACATTTTGCATAATCTCCTTTCATGCTACCTCCTATGTTTAAGCATTTAAGGGACAAATATAATTGACATTACATTCCGACTTATTTCTAAGCTTTCAGCTGCACACCGCTGACGTGTATTTGTCCCTTATTATTTTAATTGGTAATTCCTGCAACTTCCAGCCAGGCAATCCTCTATGGGTTGCTTTTTAATAGCTTTAGTATTGCTATGATATAAGTAGCTAAATATATATTTGATTTTATTTAAAGCTAAACAGTTAGCTACTTGATTATTAGAGTTTTTATGCTATTACCAATTTAAAAGTCTCTGCTTGACATTTTTCTAAGAACGTACTTTCTAAGTTCTCCGTTTTGTCTATCAAGCCATTTTAATAGTTTTCTAAAATTTCTGTCTGTTAAAGGTCCTTTTCTTGTGTTACATCTTCCACATATCATCTGTAAATTATCAGGAGTTGAATTACCACCCAAAGAAAGAGGTAGAATATGGTCACATACCATATTACTAACAAGCAATTTACAATCGCAATAGCAACATTTTTTTCCATAAACTCTATATAAAAGTTCTCTAACTTCTTCAAGTGATATATTAAATTCGACTTCATATTCTTTACTCCTTCTTTTCAATGTCGACCTAAGTGTAGATGATTTTTTCATCAATCTGTGAAACGTTTTTTTAGCAAACGTTCCATGGTGTCTCTTTAACTTTTTATTAAATTTTTGTTCCCAGATAGTAAGCCTATTAGGGGACTTTCGCCCCCTTTTTGGCTTATAGTATCTTTTCTTCTTATGCTCTTCCAGCTTCATCTAACCATACCTCTATTGGTTTTACTTTAGATAAGTATAACTGACATTCAAACTTATACAATCCAATGACAAAACTAAATCCATCAGATTGTTTTCCGTTTACTCTAATTATACCTATTTTTACAAAGCTTAATAATATAAGAAAAAACCTATCTTTCAACAAAGCTATTTTTATTAACCATTCCATTGTGTTCTCCTTAATCTAAATGACGGTGTCCATTCGACTTCAGTATCAAATAGTTCTCCATCGGTATTTTTAAATAATCTAACAGCTCTAGACGCTGAATTTGATTGACCATTAAGACCAATCACTTTTCTAGATGCATTTTCTATTGCGCCTGACCCTTTACCTGCATACAAATCAAGCACTTCATTCCGACTGTATTCTCTACTTACTTGCGATATTTGAATAACTATCATATCGTTATTTACTGCCATATTAGATAGTCCATGAGATATATATTTAATCTTTTCATATTCACCTCTATAACTAGAAGGTGTGTCTACAAGGTCAATATAATCTACAATAACTAAGGAAGGTTCTAACTCTCTAACTTTCTCCGCTATCTTATCAAGAGTTGGAGAAATAGTTTGAACCATTAAATGTGATAGTTTATCTTCATTTTCTTTGTATAGTTCTGCGTAATTATCGTTAGCTTCTTGCTTACTAACGCCAGATACTATTTGTAGGTGTCTTCTGTGCATATACCAAGATGACAGCTCTAAACTTAAAAATAATGTAGGTATTTGCCATTCTTTAACAATTCTATCATTTACAAAGTCTACACCAAGTGCTAAATTTTGAGCAAATGTAGTTTTATTAGAACCTGTTGGTCCAAATATAGTAACTAATTCGCCTGGATATATAACTGATTCTTTGTCTATTCCTAAAGCTCTACCTAAGTCTATAGTTTTTCCACTAAAATCAGTATTTAGTCTTTCGTGTAATTCACTTTGCATATCATTTGATGATTTAACATCTATCATATAGTCTTTCTTATTAAAGAATATACATTGTGTTTTACAATGCTCTGACATAACAGAATCTTGACAACCATATTTATAGTTTCTATTATATACATTTTCTACCATTTCCATTATTTCTTTTTCTGGCATACTTTTGTTATTCCAATGAAGCATCATAACTTTAGCATAATGACTAGGAATGCCGTGTCTTTTACAATGACTAACTATTCTTAATGCTGTTATATGCCTACTACCTTTCTTTGCTCCTTGGGCTAACATTGATTGTACACAAGGTACTATTTTAGTTGGTTCCGATATTTTATTAAACACTTGAACATCAGGAACGTCTTCTTTTACAGTATGCTCTAACTCTCCATCGCCTTGTAACCCTAGATATTTATAATCACTACGATTAACTTTGGCTAATTTGAGTATATCAGCTGCACTTAGATTCATAACCTCATCTCTATATAAAGGTATCTTATATAGGTTTGTTTTTTGGTTAATAGTATGCTGAACTCTATAAATACCAGTTCGCATATATATGGATGAATCTAAATCAGGTATCAAACTTTTAAGTGTTTGTTTTACCATATATGGCAAATCAACACCAGATTTAAAGTTAAATAACCCACCAGCTAAATCAATATGGTATCCAGAGCCAGAAAAGTAACATTGGAAACTTTCTTCCGTAATGTCGGCCTCTTCTAGCTCCAGAACAACACCTCTCAAGACATCTAAAGTTTTCTCATCTGTGTAACCACCTTTATCAATATCAATAGGTATTTTGTCAATATATCTAACACCAAAGTAATTCTTTAATGAACCATTATCTTCTACATATTTAAGTGCTTCTTCATCATATAAATACACACTTCTGTATAATGCATTTTCGTTAATGAATTTACTTAGGTCATTTTTATTAATCAAATACCCTCTATTGCCAGGTGTTCCTTTAGCTATCTCGACGTACATTATAGATTACCTAAAGCACTCTGGTCCATAGCTGGTTGAGAAACTTCACCTTCTACAAACTCTTTTAAATATCCTTTAGATTTCATCCATTTAACGTCATCTTCTAACTTTGCTTTGTTTTCTATGACATTTTTATATACTTTAGATAATACTCTAGTATATGCTTTTCCACCTGGAACTTTAGGTTGTTCTTTATAAAAGTAACCTAAATATTTTAAATCAGGTGTATCTGTTCCATTAGGAATAACAAAGTTATCATTTAAATATTTTGCAATATCTGGTATCTCTTGTCCATCAGCTGTTTCCCAGCCTCCGTCTACATTAATACCAGCATCACATCCTATTTGGTCAAAGAAATGATACAATCTTTTTAATCCATTGCCACCTGTAATCTTTCCACCTACTTTTTCGAAAGAACCTTTAATAGCTAATGGTCTATCATAATCACTTCCTTTTTGTTTTACAAGTACTTCAATAAATAAATCAGCCCAATCAAACTCTCCTGACCTATCTTTAAACTCTAATATTCCAAACTCACATACTCCTGTAAAGTTTGAATAATTATCACTACTTGTTGTTTCTGGTTTAAATATCGCCATTATTTACTCTCCTTTTTATATATATTATTCCATGTTAACTCTATCTCTTTGCCTCTCAAATGAGGACTTCTACTACCTGCTTCTAAGGCTTCGTTAGCTTGAAATGATACCATTAACTTCTTATTTTCATCATCTCTGTAAACATAACCTATAGCATCACAATCTGCCATTAACATGTTCTTTAACTTTCCTGTTAAATCCAAGCTTTCTGGCTCAACTATAGCTTTACTGTCTACAACAGCTCTAGCCCATTTCCTATGTCCGATTATTATCACATGAGGAAATATCTCTTTTAGTATGTTTACTGTATTAAGAACTTTTTCTCTAACCATAGCAAAACCTTTACCAAACGCTAGGTCTTGTACAGCCGATACTCCTTCTTCTTCACATACTGCTTTTTCTGCCCATATAGCTATTTTATCTATTGTATCTATCGCAGCATACTTAAACTCATGTCCATCTTGAGCTTCTTTTAATAACTTTATTAGGTCTTCTCTACTACTTACTGTTTCTACATATCCATCTATCATATTTGCACCACCTTCTGTGTCAATTATTAAACAATCTTCTAACTGACTTAGAGCTGTAGTTTTACCTACTTTTGGTGCTCCGTATAATAGCATTGTTTTTGGATTCTGAGAGACAGCTTTCCTTTTGACTTTTTTTAATGCCATTTTTATTCTCCTATTTTAAAGTGAAATGGACTGGCTTTATAAGATTGCTGTGTAAGGTTTACACCACCTATCTTCATCTTATTTCTGCCAGCCCATTATATTACAACATTTATTTCATCTAACCAAGGTATTTTTATCTATACACATTGTTGGAAAATGGAATGATAAAAACTCCTCAAATGGTTGAACAGTAACCAACTTTCTTACAGCATTAGCGATAAAACTACCAGACATATTACTACAATAACTTGTCGCCTTCATATTACAAGGTTCTTCGCTACCTTCATCATCGCTGTACCATATTTCTTTATACTTTGCCAATGTAGGCTTTAGTATAACATATTGTTGATAATGCTCAGCTCCCATTCGACCATCTATAAGAGCTAATGGCATACTTTCACGCCACCCCATTATTGCTTTGACTGCTTGTAATCTAGATTTCATACTATCAAAACCTAAAATAATTATATCATTACTATTCATATAGATATAATTGTCAAACAATCTATCGTCACACATTATTTCAGCTGAATCATTAATATCTAATATTTTAGATTTTAACATATCAACTTTTTTATGACCTACATCATATAATGTATATTGTGACACTCCTACATTTCCTGTATCAACTTTGTCATTATCATACAAACAGAAGTTTTCTGCACCCATTCTAACTAGTTGGGTAGCTGCGGCACTACCTATAGCACCGCAACCTAGTATATGATAATTAAATTCATTTAAGTTGTCTACAAGACCTCTTGAACGCATATTAATAGCCATATATACCTCCCCATTTATGCTCGAAAGGATTTAAAGCTCCTTCAAGCTCGTTTTTAACATTATTATCATCAAATTCAACAAGCTCATCTGGCATTGCTGTCATTAACAGATTCAATACCTCATCAGCTGTTTCTTTGAATGTTCTCATCCTAAATGGAACACTTCTTTTCTTAGCTTCTTTATTTACATCAGCAACTTTTTTCTTAAGCTCACCAAACTTTATAGTACCAGATACATAATCATCTTGCATTGATTCTATAGCTTCTAACAATAGATTATAATCATCTTCGTGTTTATGTTTGGTAGTTTTCTTACTCCATAGATTCTGTTGATAATGTTGCCACCCTTTACCATATGTAGCAACTTTATTATCACAAAGCTTTTCATATTGCTTTTTCATAGCTTTTGTAATATTTATCTTTGGTGTTTCTCTTTCTATTGTAAGAGTAGTATCTATGTGTTGCTCAATAGGTAAACCGCTATTTTGCCAGAAGCTGACTCTAAACAGATATTCTTCTTTAAGATTAATAACTAATGCCAAAGAATAACTTGTATTCTTCCAAGCTTTAATCTCATTTTCATCTGTTCCAGACCAAAATGCTCCCATTGTATGATGTGAATGCCACCATACAAATTTCATATTAGGGTTATTATACTTCATACCATATTTCATCATGTATTCACTAACAGCATTACCGTTAAGCTCTGTATTTGTCCCACTATTTTCTTGTTTTAGGATTTCTACATCACTTACTTTTATTCTACCATCTTCTTGTGGTACTGCTGTCATTAACCCTGATATTTCATTTTTATCTTCTTCATAAGCTATTGTAGCCCATGCTTGTAATTTATACCAGTCATCTTCTAATATGTAAAACATATCCTTAAGTTCCATTTTATCTCCCTTCTGAGCTATAAGCCCACATTTTAGTTAATTCCTCTATGTCTTCAGTTGTTTCTTTCTTTACATCATCTGATTTTTTATAAGTTATTTCAATAAACTCTTTATTTTCTAACCATTTAATTAAATTATCAGTATAATAAAAAGAAGATAACATTTCTTCAGTCATTTCGTATGCTTGTCCAGTTTGTTTGTCAAAACAATGATAATACATTTTATTAAAAATCATATCACACATTCCTTCTCTATCAAAACCATCATCATTTAAGAAAAGCCAATATTTAATATCTACATATTTAAAATATCTTGCTATTTCTGAACTTATTGCTTGCATATCATCTTCTGATATTTGCTCTAAATTATTAATAATATCAGTATAATACTCTGTTATCATTAAAGCCATAGCTTGTAGTTTAAAACCACAATTTGAATTTAAAACATTTACTGTTTTCTTATTTCTATTGTAATGACTAGAGCTATCTCTAAATTGACATTCAATATCATCATATGATTTAACAATAAACTCAGCTCTATCTTCATCATTTAACTCTAGATTATCAACATATCTTTCTAATCTTCTTTCTGTAAATGACAATACTGATGATTGAGATTGACACGCAACATATTCTTTACTAAACTCTTTAGGCATACCTAAATGAGCCATATGAGGTTGATTGTAAGGATTTGAATATTTTAGATTATAATACTGAGCCCATTCTAATAAAATAAATGCGAAACTTAAAAGTTCATTATTTCTAAGTGCTTTATTTATATCTTCAAAGTATTTATCAAAACATACACTACCATATGAATACGAACCTCTACTGGATATATATGGATGCAAAAGATTAAATATTGAATCAATTTTACCATTAGCACTAAAATTACTATTATTTAATCCTAATTTTCTTCTAAGGTCAATATTAAGTATTAAATGCATTCTATCTAAATCTATTTTTTGGATTGATTTATCACCATCAAACACATTTAACTGCAAATCTACTAAACTTACATCATAATACAGTTGAGGATTTCTATTTGTTATTTTGTCAAAATAAGGAATAATTAGCACTTTTTTATTTGTTGCTTCATAAACTGTTTCGCATTGGTTTATAATAGTTTCTGTAAATTCTTTGACTTTTTCTTTAAATTCATTAATGTCAACATCTTTAGAAACACCCATTCTTTTAAGTTTATTTCTTTCATATTCCATATCATTGGTCATTCTTTTTATGTAACCTAGATAATTTATTCTATCTGTAGTTCTATGTAATAAACTATCTAAACCATTTGTCTTTTTATGTAAATAAAGTCTGTTATATATAAGTCCTTTTACTTTATCATAAGTTTTTGGTTTCCAGTTCCATTTATTTGTTACTTCTATATTGTCAATACCTTCTGATTCTAAGCATCTATTAATATATTCTAATTTTTCATAGAATAAATCTTGAGGTCCAGTTGCCAACATATTTACTTCTTCTTGATTCATATTATCAAGTTCTGTTAAATTATTTACTTTTACGTCTTGTAATCCGTTAAAATAAGTAAATGTATTATCTGCCATTTTATTCTCCTTTATTTAATCTCTGTTTAATTAAATGCGATAGACCCGCTAGATGTGTTTATAATAGCTAAAAGCATATCTACCTCATTTAAAGTTATCGTTTTCGGGTTGTATTAAATGAGAGAATGCCTTCGTTTTGCCTACTGTAGTTACCGAAGCATTAGGACTTACTGAGTGTCTTCTCGGGACTTACATCTCTCATTTAAAGTTATACCCTAATAATTAGGGCTATCCACCTACTTTATTGTTACTTGCATAAGCAACAACTTCACCTTCTGATAGTTCATAGTCGTTATTTCTAACTGTGCCTTGAACCATTACTTTAGCATCTGTTGGAATGCTTAGTTCATTTCTTAATTCACCTACTGTTGTAGATGTTATATCTTGAGAAACGAACTCACCGTTTAATAATAACTTGATAGTCATTTTAAACTCCTTTCTGTTTTTATTTATTAACGTTAACTTCTTCAGCATAATATGTTGTAAATAATCTTTCATTCCAATGGAAGACATACCCAGCTCCATATTCTGCTCTCATTTTTCTAAAAGTATCTTTAAAAGATAAGCTACTTTCAAAACCTTCTATAAACCTATTTTGCTCTTCATATATTTCATAATATGATATAGTTTCAGTAGGTTTAGACTCTAGTTCTATTAATCTATTCATCATAGAATTAACAGTTCTATTTAATACTTTGACATCTGGTGACATACTATTTATCTTTGATGTATGTACCGTTAGCCATATTGTTGTCATCGCTAATATTGCGAATATTGCTTGATTTACTTTTCTTTGCATTATTTCTCCTTAACTTTATATTATTTTCTATCATTACATCTACTACGCTTAGTAGATAGTCATTGTACTTTTCCATCTTAACCGCCTTTCTAAATTATAAGCAAGTGCAAAACACGAATTAAATATGAAAAGAAAAATCCGCTGTGGCCTCACGGTTACACAACACTTGCTTAATTGTTATTAATAGATTACACGAAGGATTTTCACCTTTCACCTTAGCTAGCACCGCCGTCTCAAGTTTTATAGAGTTATATGTTACCTCAAACTTACCTACTCTTGAACCTCATCTATTAATTTTAATAATTTAATTGCCTATTATTACTTTCTACGTATTTAGTATCAGTTGTAGACATTTCTTCTACTACTTGATATTTGTTTTTAATCCACCAATCAACAAATGCTTTATAATCTTGGTCAGAGAAAACGTCTATTACTTCTTGTTTACCGCTTTCTTTATAAGTAAATACTATTCTACTTTGACTAAAATTTAAAGATGCTAATTGATTTAGTTTGATATTATGATGATGTACATCTTCACTACTAAACTCTACCATTATCATTAATATTCCATAAAACATCTCTATTATCATTTTGTCTCCTTGTTTTTACAATTACATTCTTTAATGTAGTGATATTCACACTTTTTACAGTGTTTCCACTTATTCATTACTTTTTTAATAATCTTTCCTATATGTTCCATTTAATCCCCTTTATAGTTTATTAGAGAGGTGCGGTAACTAACCTAACACTAATTTATGAGGTAGTTAATCCTCGGGCTTTTCACCCATGACATGCATATCATTTTTAACGGTGTTATCACCTCTCTAATTTTATAGTTTATTAGAGAGACTAATATCACTCTTTTATTGAGCGCTGCGCAGGGGTGGTTCTTATGTAAACTGCCGACTTTCTTTGTCACCCATCTCATATTAATCTCTCTAAATTTAATTTTATTAGAGAAATAGCCAATTATTATTATTGCCTACAACATAGTCTTATAGGTGTGTATCCAAGCTAGTTTTCAGTAGAATCTGTGTACATCAGACGCTATCTCTCTAATTTTAATTCTTTGGGGGAATCAGACTATTGCCTTATCCCCCTATTATGTTATGATTATTACTACAGTTGAAACCTCACTTTCTCATTGTTATTGTTTATTCCATCCATTACTTTCACTATCTAATTCAAGAGATTCTGCTTCAATTGCTCTTTCTTTAGGAACTTTTTGATAATAAATTGAATCATCATCTCTTTTAAAAGCTACTTTTACCATAGTTACTTTATTCCTTTTATACTTTTTAATAGCAGTATTTTTCTTAGCTCTATCTTGTTTACGAGCCTTTGCTTTTCTATTTGGCATTTAATTATCCTACCTTTCGTTTTAGTTATAAATCTTTATTATAAAATACTTATGAGAGCTTGCAATTTAACGCACCCTATATGGGACTCTCATAAGTATATCTTAACACATACAATTCCGCTTTATGTATTACTTTATAAAAAAAGATAGTGTGCACATTGGAGTATATACACACTATCTTGGTTGATGAATACTATGAGATTAACTCTGCTAATTCATCAACAGTCACATCTTTCTGAATTATGAAAGCTTGTGCTGTTATGCCCTTTGCAATATCTTCAGGACGTTGAGGTAACATTCTGAAACTATGCGATAAAGGGCATAATGGTGCAAGCTCTTCATAATTAAGGCTATTTACTTGCACATCTTCACTTGGAA